TGAAGTCAGAGAGCAACAGCATTGCAAATCAGAGAGAGTTACTTCGGAGCTTTGTAAAAAGCCAGCCGGATATTCAGATCTTTGATATATATGTGGATGACGGATACTCAGGAGGAAATTTTGACCGACCTGAGTTTAAACGAATGACAACTGATATAGAAGCTGGAAAAGTAAACTGCGTGATTGTAAAAGACTTATCCAGATTCGGAAGAGAGTATATAGAAGCCGGGCGATGGATCGAAAAGACCTACCCGGCTTTAAATGTGCGTTTTATTTCAGTTACAGACCAGTTTGACAGTAAAACAGCAGATTTTTCAGAAAAGTCATTTGTTGTTCCAATCAAAAATTTTGTAAATGAAAGCTATTGCCGGGACATTTCCGGTAAAGTGCGAAGCCACCAGAAAATCAAACGTGAAAAAGGTGAATTTATTGGAGCATTTGCCCCGTATGGTTACTGCAAAGATCCGGAGAATAAGAACTGTCTGGTGATTGATTCTTATGCAGCGGATATTGTAAGAAAAATATTTTCATGGAAAATTGATGGATTCAGTCTTGGAGCAATCGCAGAAAAACTGAATGTACGTCATGTGCAGTCGCCAAAAGAATATAAAAAGGCAAATGGTGAAAATTACAATTCCGGATTCCATAGTTCAGATACACCAAAATGGTCGGCAGTGCAGATCAAAAGGATTCTGACCAACGAGGTTTACATTGGAAACATGGTACAGGGCAAGCAGGAACGAATCAGCTATAAAGTAAAGCAACGCCTGGATAAGCCAGAATCAGAGTGGGTGAAAGTAGAAAATACGCATCCGGCAATTATCAGGCAGAATGATTTTGATGTGGTTCAGAAGCTGCTTCAATATGATGGTAGGGCATCGAAAACATCAGACAGTGCAAACTTTTTTTCGGGATTTGTGTTTTGCGGAGATTGCAAGACACCGATGATACGCAGGGTAAATCAGTATAAGGGGAAGAAAAAAGCCTTTTATATCTGCCAGACAAAGAACAAAGGTGGAGATTGCACCAGACACAGTATTTCGGAAGAGGTGCTGAAAAGAATTGTGTTGAAAGAGATTCAGGCATATACGGCACTTTTTGTAGACTATCAGATGATTATGGAAGAACTTTGTGAGATGCAAGTCAGCTACGATCAGGTAATCGGTTATGATACGCAGATTAGTAAGTTGCAGGAAGAATATAACCGCTATTACAGTCTGAAAGCGTCTTTAGGTGATGACTTGAAAGAGGGATTGATCAGCAAAGAAGAGTTCGATGATTTTCGGGAAAGTTACGGAAGAAAATGTGAAGAACTGGAGCAGATGATCGAGAATCAGAAAAAATTGGTAAAGCAAATGTTTGAGGGTGGAGTGTCTGCAACTGTTCAGTTGGAGGACTGGAAGAAATCACTGGAAATCAAAGAACTGGATCGCACATTGTTGGCACTGACCGTAGATAAAATCTATATTTATGAAAACAAACAGATCAAAATTCATATCCGTTATCAGGATATGATTGAGAAAATGAAAGTCATAAGACGGTTTTATGCGGAACACCGGACAGAGTGCAGGAAAGAGGTGGAATAAATGGCAAGGACAGCAAAAAGATATAAGAAAAACACAGAGAAGAAAGTTCTTGGGATTCCGGTATGTATGGCTGCAATTTATGTCAGATTATCCGTAGACAGTGATGAAAAAAAGTCAGAATCTATTGAAACACAGGTTACGCTGATAAAAGAGTTCATTCAGAAGCACAATGAAAATCCGAACAGAGAGTATGAAATTGCTGTATATAACATTTATTCTGATCTGGGAAAAACCGGAACAAATTTTGACAGACCGGGATTTGAACGGATGATGAATGATGTCAGGGAAGGTAAAATAAACTGTATTCTGGTAAAGGATTTCTCACGATTTGGAAGAAATTATATCGAAACTGGCAACTATCTGGAAAAGATTCTTCCTTTTATGAAAGTGCGGTTTATTTCTGTATGTGACAACTATGATTCATTTGCACCGGATGCCAAGAATCAGGAATTATCCATGAATATCAAGAATCTGGTGAATGATGCTTATGCGAAAGACATTTCCGCAAAAGAACGGGCAGCGAAACGTATTGCACAGAAAAATGGTGAGTATGTGGGATCTACAGCTCCATATGGATATTGTGTGGAAAAGATAAATGGAATTTATAAGTTGATGGTGGAACCGGAAGCTGCAAAGATTGTCCGCAGGATTTTTGAAGAATATGCTTCGGGAGATGGCATACAGAGCATTATTGACAGGCTGTTTGAGGATAGGGTACATCGGATTTCAGATTATAACCAATATCATCATGTGTACTGTCAGGATGGAGAGAACCTTCATCAGTGGGGGAATTCTTCGATACGTGCAGTGCTGAACCGAAATAATTATTATGGTGATCTGGTTCAGAGGAAATACGAATCCAGATTTCAAAGAGGGGAAAAATGGTGTGACATATTGGACGAGAGCCAGTGGATTATTACGCCAAATGCCCATGAACCGATTATCAGCCGAGAACTGTTTGAAAAAGCACAGGTCAGGCTAAAAGCAGCACAACAGAAAGCAACAAAAACTACTGCAGGGTGGGAAGATGATGAAAGAGCATTTTACAATGTATTCTATTGTGGTGATTGTAAGCGGAAAATGTGTACACGTAGATACAGAGGCAATGTGTATTACTTTTGCAATGCTGCCTGGTATCGGGATGAAAGAAAATGTAGTCACAAATCTATTTCCGAAGAGAAGTTGCAGAAAATTGTCCGTTCGGAGCTGACCAGACAGTTTCAGTTATCTGGATTGCGGAAAAAGGATATGTCTGCTATAAGCAGTGCGGTATTTCTTTCCAAAATCAATGAGATTCAAACTGAGATCAGAAAACTGAATATAGATATGGAAAGACGTTCAGAAAAACTGGCACAGGCATTTATGAAATATAAAGAGGGTGAACTTTCCAAAGAAGCCTATATAGAAATGAAAGATGACCGTAATAGCTGGAAAGAGTTCTGCGAAGAGAGAAAGTTCAGTGTACAAGGGGTACAAACAAGATTAAAAAGAAATGATAGATTTGAAATATCGGATAGAGTGGCAAATTGATAAGAGGTCAAATTTTCCACTCTATCTCTACATGGTCGCTGGTGGCTCGGATTGTTGTAATCACGATGTCAGCGGCTTTTCTTTTATCGTCAAATTCAATGCTGTCCCAGTTGTTCAGATAATACGAAAGGTTCTTCATCTGCTGGGGCGAGATTGTTTCAACGGTCAAGTCGGCAATCGACTTTGTAAGTGACTGGCGGCGGGTGTCCAGTTCTTCAATTTTTTTGTTTGCATAGGCAAGCAGTGTTGCGTTGGCTCCGGTCAGCGTATCAAGCAGTTTTTCAATTTCTGCCTCTACCTGTGCCAGCTCCACCTGATAGGCGGTCAGCTTTGGATTGACCTTTTCCTCTCCACTGTGGCGTATCTGGAAATTTCTGAACCGGTCACTCATAGCGGAAAAGATGAACTGTTCAAATTCTTCCTTGCGGATTTTTCCACAGCCCGGACAGCCTTTATTTTCTGTCCGTTTGGTACACCGGAAATATCCAGTGCTGTTTGGAACATGGGTAGCTTTCAAGGCATATCCGCAATGTCCGCATTTGATTTTTCCGGCAAGCCAGGTATTTCTCGGCTTTCTGCCATGCTGGAAAGTGGTATTTGTCATCAGCTTCTTTCTGCATTTCAGCCATGTTTCAGAGGAAATCAGTGCTTCGTGGGGAGCAATCACAAGTATTTGGTCTTTCAGGCACCTGTCCTTGTCCTCTTTTACATCCCGTCCCTGATACAGATAACAGCCATTTGTTCCGGCAAAATCAGCGGCATCATTTACAATGGCTGCCCCCTGGCTTTTGAAAAACTCGTACAGTTCCAAATCAGCCTGTGCATAAACGGGGTTTCTTAAAAGCTGGGAAAGAAATGTACGGAACATGGACTTGCCATAAATCTTTATGTCGTGTTCCTCAAAGTAGCGGGTAATATCTCCAAAAGAGGTTTCTGGCTGTGCGTACATTTCAAACATCAGCTTCACATGGTCGGCGGCTACCGGATCGGCAACCATTTTCTTTGTGCGGATTCCTTCAACTACGGTAGGCTCCAGTTGATAGCCATAGGGAGCTTGTCCGCTCATGTGGAAGCCTTTCAGGCAACGGGAATAATAGGCATCTGTGACACGCTTTTGAATGGTCTCACGTTCAAGCTGGGCGAATACGATACAGATATTTAACATTGCCCGGCCCATCGGTGTCGAGGTATCAAATTTTTCTGTGGAAGATACAAACTCTACATCGTATTCTTGAAACAGTTCCATCATATTTGCAAAGTCGAGAATGGAACGGCTGATTCTGTCCAGCTTGTAAACAATTACCCGCCGGACTTTTCCTTTGCGGATTTCTCCAAGCAGTTTTTGAAATTCTGGTCTGTCGGTGTTCTTCCCGGAATATCCTTTGTCTTTGAATACCCGGCAGTTTCCGCCTTTCAATTCATACTTGCAGAAATCAATCTGGCTCTCAATGCTGATACTGTCCTTACGGTCTACGGACTGTCTTGCGTAAATACAATCTTCTCTGATAATATCCATGTTGGGCTCCTTTCCTGTTGGAATGGAGCTACCAATCTTACGAGTATATTATACCATCAGTAGCCCCGGACAGCAATGTTGCGGTTAATTAGGGAAACCTGTCCCCATACTTGCTGAACACATCATATAAGCTGCGTTCAATCTCTTTTTTACGGCGTTCCTTTTCTTTCGGCGGGAGTACCGGAGTAAGATTTTCCAGTACGATGGTCTTTCCCTGAAATGCAACAGCCTTTGTTTCTCTCTGGTAAGTAACAGCCTGTGTCATAGGAAACCTCCTTTTCAAAACGGGGGTTATGTGCCAGCTCATTTCCTTTTGTCCTGTGGGGAAATGTCAAAAGACGGCACGCCAAAAGTGCCGCCCTTTGAATTTTCTCCACTTCGGGTCATTCTGCCCCGAGGTTAGTAATTACCAGAATTGTATTTCTGTTTTGCCTGCTCCAGCGTATAGAAATCAAAGACTTCATAAAGCTGGGTCAGAACACGCTGTATGTCCTTCGATGAAAAGCCGCAGTCCTGCATAGCCATAATGACATAGCCCCGGCAGGCGTCATTGCTCCATTCATCCGGTTCCAGCCCGGGAATATAACCTGTCTTATTCATAAGAGCCTCCTTGAAAATAGGGGAGCCTTCCGGTCAGAATTGACCTATCATCAGACAGCAGAGCCGGAGGCTCCCCAGATATGATTGCTTATATTTTCAGATTGCCGGACGGGCATAGGTTATTGCCCCATAGGAATCTCACCTCTCCCCATTCTGATGGCAAGGCGTTCTCGTTGCCTGCGACGGCTTACGGTAATCTACCGCTTCAACGCTCGGACTTCGACCAAACGCAAGTATCAAGGCATCTGTACCTTATCCAGCAGAGCCAACCACAGCCTGCTTGCGGCATGAGCCTGATCGCTCGTTCTGTCCGGGAAGAAATATTTCCCGAAAACAGAAGTCATGGCGGGCCTGTCACTCAGTACATTTACCATTCGTATCCGGTTCTCTTTTTATTCAGTTGTCAAGGAGCAGAAGGCTTATGGGAATCTCGGGCCACTGTGACCCGAAGTTCTGTTGCCTTTCATAAGCCTTTTCATTTTTGAGGCAAAAACGGTACGCCTTACAAAAATTTTTTCAAATATTTTTCTAAGTTCTTCAGCCCCCGCTCAATCGCCACACGCACCACCTTTTCATCCACTCCCTCAGCCCGGGCAATATCCTTTTTTGTCATTCCAAGAATGAAATGAGCATAAATCCGTTTTGCCTGTTTATCCGGCAGACTGGAAATAGCTGCGTGAAGTTCCTGCATGGAAATCTTGCGTTCATACAGTTCATGGGGAGAAAGAGAAACAAATACCGCTTCATGCTCCAGCCCATCATCCCGGTCAAGGGAATAGTAGGCTTTATGGCGGTAGGTACGCAGGCGGTAAGCCGCCTCTTTCCGGTCAAATTCCTTGAACATTTCAGCAACTTCCTCTGATACTTCCATAAAACAATCTGATGTATAGAATGGGTAATAGTCCCGCAAATTGATAATAGCCATATAGACCTCCGTTTCGGTTGTTGGTTGACAAGTGACCGAAACGAAATCGGCGGGGAACGGCACCGGGGCTGGACTTCGGGCCAGTATGACCCGAAGCTGCCCCATAAAAACAGAAAAACGCCCGGACGGCATGAAGCCATACGGACGCATGAAATAGGACTATCGTTTACATGATAATATTTTTCATATAAGTAATCAGAATACCCCGGAGGAGGGGCAAGGCTTTTTTTAACTGATGTAACTCATGGGTATTGTGAATCACTAACGCAGACATGACGGCATCCTCCTACGCCACCATGTTTGTGTTAGAATATTATTTGCACGAAAAATGGCGGCTTTGAAACCGCCATCAAGTTTTTTATGTGAATAAGCAATGTAATACACCTACTTTATAAGCGTTTTTTTTTAACCACCAAAGCAGGCTCATCAGTTTTTTATCCTTTTTGCTTAGGAAAGCACACTACAATTTCAAAAACATTATTATTTAGAGAAGCACTGATAGAACCGCCCATTTTTACTGTTAAATTCTTTGCTATTGTGAGACCCAAACCGGTTGTTTTGCGGGAACGGGATAAATCTGTTGTATAAAAACGATTAAATATTTTGTCTATATCAGATTCATTTATGCTGTCTGTAAAATTCTGAAAAGAAAAATGGTAGTTTTCATTATCATCATAAGATGAAAAATGATAATCACTTTTCCCATGTGACAAGGCATTAGAAATGATATTTTCAAAAATTCTGGTTACTGCTTTTTCATCTCCATAAAATGGAAAAGAAATCTCTGCAATACTTAATGCTGGAATTATTTTGCGTTCCTCAAAAGATTTAAAAAAGGAAACTGCAACAGAGCGTAAAACAGCATTTAAATCAAATGTAGTATAAGAAAATTCCATTTCATCAGCTTCTATTCGTGCAAATTCAAACAACTGATTTAGTAACTGATTTAAAACATTCAATCTTTCATTTATAACAGCTGCTGCATCTAAATCTTCCTCGGACAACTCCGGCGATTGTAGAAGCATTTGGGTATATCCTTGAATAGCAGTCACAGGTGTTCTAAGATCATGAGCTAAATTTGTAATTGTTTCTTTGATTGCCTCATCCTTTTTTTGTAATGAATATACTTGTTTGTGGTAAACTCGAAGCAATTCATTTAAAGCATTTACAAGATCGGTTATATCGGAAGAAGGAAAATCTAATGTCAATTCCGCATGGGTAAATGAATGTAAAAGTGTTTGCAATTTCTGGCTTAACCGGGTTACCTCCCTACGATGAAGCAAGTAAAATGATAAAACAATAATAAGAGATAGTGTCACAATGATAGCATATATTTGAAGTACCACACTCATAACATTATCCCTCCCTGCATTATGTAATATCTCTTTTCTTGAAAATTGTTCCTATAACTCCACCAAATATAATCATATAGGCGAAGAAAATGATAATTGCGGTTGGAAGCCATTGAACTGCCATATCTATTCTTGTTTTATTGATATTACTAATTGCCCAAAAAATTGTGATGTTATATCCTAAGCCCAAAATACTTTCCAATCCATGAAGAACCAGATAACCAAAAAATATAAGCAAAGCATTAACTGCCATGCTAACTGAACTGTTTCTTATGAGAAAAACAAGTGAAATTGCGAGCGTTGATACAGCCATATGATATAATGCCTCACAGAATATGTAGGACACTATATTGCTAATGTTTGTAAAAGTAAAACCGCTTATTCCAAAAAAAATTTTATTACATAACAAACCAATTAAAAAGGCAGACACCAAAAAAAAGAATGATACAATCCAGCCAATTACCAATTTTGATAAGAAGTAACTCCATCGTGACAGACCTTTTTCTATATAATGTTTTACAGTCCCTTGACGAAAATCATTTGAGAAATAGTAGCTGCAAAAAATAATCAAAGGGAATACAACCGGGTAATAATTAAAAAAAGAATCCCAGTAATTTGCAGAAACTTCTGTACCTACCAAATATTCCCTCATGCCAATCGTTGCTTTTTGTGCATAAGCACATAAGAATATCCATCCTGTCATCATAAGAAAACATACTTTCAAGACTTTTCCATGTATTGCTTTATAAAAATCAGCTCTAATTAAATTAAGCATTGACTATGCCTCCTCTCATTTTTTCATTAAAGTAATCTTCCAGTGACTCCTTTGTTACAGTACATTCATCAACAGAAATTCCATGATTAACCAGTAAGGAGTTTACAATTCCGGGATTGTCTACATATTCAAAAATCCGAATATTATTATCGGAAAGAATTTCGTAGTTTTTAGTATGGAGATTTTTCTCTATTAAAATAGCGGCCTGTGCAGTATCTGATGCCTTAATTTTTAAACAACATTGACATTTTTCATTTAATTCTTTTGCAGTGATTTCTTCAATCAGCTTGCCATTTTTAATAATGCCGTATTTCGTTGCAATTTTTGACAATTCCCCCAAGATATGACTGGAAATCATAATGGTAATATGTTCTTCCCTATTTAGTTTTAATAAGAAATTCCTCATATCTTGTATTCCAGTCGGATCTAAGCCATTGATAGGTTCATCAAGAATCAGAAAATCAGGATTTCCCAACAAGGCAATGCCAATGGCTAAACGCTGTTTCATACCTAATGAAAATTTTTTGACAATTTTATTTTCATATTGTGACAGACCCACCTGCTTTAAAATTTGTTGTACAGATTCTTTGCTTGACAGTCCATATGCTTTTCTAAATACTTCCAAATTTTGTTTTGCGGTTAATTCTGCATAAAGTGCCGGAGATTCAATTACACAACCAATACGATAACGCTCGGTCTGGGGAACAAAATTTCCAAATAGTTCAATAGAGCCTTCTGATGGTTCAACCAAACCTGCAATCATTTTCATTAAAGTAGACTTACCAGCACCATTTTCTCCAATCAAGCCATATATTTCGCCTTTTTTAATAGAAATGGATACTTTATCAACAGCATAATAATTTGTGTATTTTTTAGATACTGTGTTCGTTCTTAGTATATATTCCATGATATATCCCTCCTTGTGGTTTTAGTGTAAGGGATAAGTTTAAGTAAATTATTTTCTAAATCTAAGGATTTCATAAAGATTATATGTCCATCTTAAACCCAATTCCCCAAACCGTTTTAATATATGATTTACTATTATCTATTGCAGCAATTTTTTTGCGTAAGTTGCTGATATGAACATTGATAGCATTTTCAGTTCCCTCTAAAGTTTCATTCCATAATTGCTCATAAATCATATCTTTCGTAAATACTTGTTGCGGATGTTCCATAAGCATTTTCAATATAGCAAACTCATTTTTTGTAAGGGGCAATTTTTGATTTTTTAGAGTGGCCTCCATTCCTATTGTATCTAAATTTAAATCGCCACAACATAACAAGGAATTTGATGTATATTGATTTTCATAAATCCGTCGCAAAATCGTTTCAATCCTTGCAAGTAGTTCTTCTATATCGAAGGGTTTCGTTACATAATCATCAGCACCGTTTTTCAATAAGAAAATTTTACTTTTAGAATCTTCTTTTGCAGATAGACCGATTACAGGTACATTTTTTGTTTTCTTTATTTCTGCTAAAACTTGTTCGCCAGAAAGACCGGGAAGCATTAAATCCAAAATAATCAGATTAACTTTTTGCTTTTCAAGAAAAAGAAGGGCTTCTGTTCCTGAATAAGCAGAATATGTTATATAACCATTTTTCCGAAGATATTTAACAAGCATATCATTGATAGCCATATCGTCATCAACTATTAGAATTGTGTAATTCATATAAAATACCTCTCTTTAACATTGATCAATTTGCAGAATATAATTTTATGGCATATTCGTATCAACTTTATCACAATCGTTTGCTATATTCAATCATGTGGCTATTTGATAGTGAAACAAAATACTACTTAACATCAAATTTCATTACATTCTCATAATTCAACCCGAAATGTACAATGATATAGGGTGATATGAGAATGAACCAAGATGAAATCAGGTTTGACTTTCATGGGCTCGGGCTGGCAATCAAACAAGCTAGAGAAGAAAGAGGCTGGACACAGGCCTATGTGGCGGAGCTGGTCGGCAAGACAGACCGCACGATTATGAATATTGAAAATAAGGGACAACATCCCAGCTTCAATTTATTTTTCAAACTCGTTACCATGTTCGATATTTCCGTAGACCAGTTTTTCTACCGGGAAGAACAGCGGGACGAACACAGTTGCAGAAAGCACATTGATGTACTTCTCAACTCCATGAATGAAAAGGAGCTAGTTGTCATGGAGGCCACAGCCGAAGGGCTCAAGAAAGCCAGAGAAACGGAGGTTCCAGAATAAGGGCCTCTGTTTTTTTGCGCCATTTTAGGGGCTGCCGCTAAGTGGCAAGCAATGCCTCTGTGGCCACAAGTGGCACAAAGGCGGCTTGTTGGGGCTCGCCCCAAACCCGTATCTTCGGGCCAACATGGCCCGAAGTGTCAGCGTCGCTTTGCTCCTTATTTTCATAACCTTAACGCTCCTTTTCCTGCTTTCTTCCCGGCTCGGTGTAGCCCATCAGAGTGTCAATGTTCGCCTTGATTGTGACGATCTCCTGCATATCCCGTCGTGCCTTCTGGTATTCTCCATAGAGCTGTTTTTTCTTTGCTGTGAGCTTACGGCCTTCTTCCTTCAGCACGTCCATTTTGGGGAGCTTCGCCCCGCCCAGCAGAGAGCGCATTTCCGCTTGTGCAGCCCGGTACAGTTCAAGGTCGGCCTCATGCTCCGCAAGGAATTTCCGGCTGTACTTCGTCGCCTTATACTGCTCAAAGACTGGACGGGTTTTGGCATACTGAACCGTTGCGGCCTTTAGCCCGGCATTGGTTTTCATGGCCTGTTCCGTCTGCTTGATCTGCTCGGAAATGGTATGAAAACGGTCTGCTGCCTCGGTGGCTTTCTGTGCCAACTGCTCATAATCGGTCAGGCCATTGTCCTGTATATAAGCAAGAGCGGCGGCCATCTGCTTAATGTTAAATACCTTCGCCCAGCGTTCATATCCCGGCCCCTTACCGGCAGCCAGCTTTGCTTGAATATCCACCGCCAGACTGATTTTCCGCTCCGAGCGCCCGGGGCGTTTTTCTTTGCCCTCAATGGCGGACAGAACATCTTGCAAGTCGTAGCCGTCCCCCAGCGTGGAGGCACGCAGACGGGTGAAGCGTTCCTGTCCCTGCCCGGTCAGCCGGAAGCTGATACCGCCGCCCCGAACCTTCTTGACTTCATATCCGGCCCGTTTCATCAGGGCAAAAAATTCATCCAGATCGGCGGGGCGCTCGGCCAGTGCGGTATCAATGGCAAGGCGCAGTCGGTCCTGATAGGAAAGCGGCCCTTTCCGGTCTTTCTGCCACTCCCCATAGTTCCGATACTTGCCCTTGCTCCGAGGCTTCGGGTTCTCCACGATGGACAGTCCGTTTTCAAGACACAGCCGGTCGGAGAGCCGCCGGAGGGCGAAGCTGGAGCCCCAAAAGTTTCGGAATTTCCGGGTGCAGTCAAGGGTGGTGGAGTTGTAATAAATGTGACAATGGATGTGCTGCTTGTCAGTATGCGTGGTAACGATAAACGCGTGCCGCCCCTTTGTCCAGCGCATAGCCAGTTCATAGCCGATACGGTTCGCCTCCTTCGGGGTGATCTCGCCCGGATAGAAGGATTGTCGTATCTGATAGCACAGCACATCATTTTCTTTTTTCTGTTCCCGACCCGTCATAGCGGCATAGCTGGCCTTTGCCAAAAGGAACTCGTCTGCCACGGTGGCCGGATCACATTCATAAGCGGAGATATACTTTCCGCTTTCTGTTTTCTCCGGGTCCTTGCCGTAGTCCAGACAATCCCGGATGGCCTCAGCAATCGTTTCGCCTTCGCCCGCATGGCGCTGCAACAAAGTTGTGGTAGCCAAAAATCATCCCTCCCTTCCATGAGAAAGGGGCGGCCCATTCAGACCGCCCCGACTTCGGGCCAGTATGGCCCGAGGTTGCTTAACTTGCCAGAAACCGGTACAGAGCGGATTTGCCTCCGTCCAGCGCCCAAAGAAGGGAGCTCGCCGCCGCTTGCAGTCCATACGGCGAAAGAAGGAAGGCAAGAAACAGAAATACAATCCCGCCTATGGGCGTCGGCGTGAAAAAAAGAGCTACACCCAGCACCGCCAGGATCACAGAGGCAATCGTCAGCAGGACGGCACAAATATCAAACAGGAACACCAGCAGAGCCGCCAGAAGGGACAACGCTAAAGCAAAGGGAGCAACCAATATTTTCAGCAGTATCTTCAAAACCTCCTTTATCTATCCTTCTTACCTCTATTTTATCACGCCTGTCCGGGGACATAAATGTTGCGAAAGATTAGTGAATCCTGTCCTAAATCTATTTTCAAATAAAAACGGATGGTCTAATGAAACCATCCGTTTTTAAACATATTCTATTTTTCTGGTTTGATAGTTTGCTTAACCAGTTCAGTTTTTTGTTTCTCAATGAGATTTGAGTAAACTGCATAAGCAACATTTTGAAAATAATCGATATACAAACTCTGGTCACTTGCAGGTAAGGGGGCCAAACGTTCTATACCGTCATCTTCAAGCTGGTATGTTTTTACAATATTGATTTTCAAGTCGGTTTGCTTAAAATTCACATCGATTACTATTGTTATCGGGAGTGTCTTGTGCGAGAACTTGTAACTCATACTTGAAAAAATAAAACCTTGAGACATACATTCCTTTACAAAATCATTATTTCTTAACCCGTCACCTTTTAAAATCGCACTACTAATTCCCGAAAGGCGTCCGGTGGGTTCAGAAGCATCAATTTCGCCTGATGTAGTCTCGTCATTTTCATCATCAATGCTTTTTTCATCTTTGTTTACAGTAACATTAATAATGTCTGTTAGTTTCCATTCTTTGTGAGTGTACGCGCCAAAATCATCAAAGAAATCTACCTTGTGTGCCTTTAAAAGACTTGCTAAAGTTATTCTTTTAAGGCCAAATACAGCCTGCTCACTATCTTCTTGAATCATTTCATCCAGAAGTGTGACAAACTGTTTTGATTCGGACATTCCTTCGTGCCGTATGCTAACTTTATACTTCTGCGAATCATCTTCTAACGGGGAAATGGTAACATCTAAAGTCACTGTTCGCGTTTCAGCAATTTTAATACGGCCTCTTTGGGGTTTTTTATATATGTACTGCAATGTTACGCTGGTTTGATTTCTTGCAATGTTTTTTAATGTATACTTAGTATTCGAACTACGGCCTTTATTGACAAATTCATCTGCTATACTCGTCAGAAAATCTTCTTTGGACTGTTCGCTTTTAGGAGAGATTATGACAACAGTAGACTTCAAGTTGTTTTGCTCAAAATTCATAACCTCTTGCATCTGAGTCATAGTTGCAGAGCCAAAAAAATGATGGTGTATCAAGTCAGAAAGAGCCTCTGAATTAGTACATACGGGAAGGATACCTTTTTGCCGTAAAACATATTTGACACTTTGAGCGTTAATTAGTTTATCGTCTATTAATTTTTTAAGGTCATCCCCCTTAACAAAGGATTGAACTGCCATTATTCTCGCCTCCCTTATGATTCATAATAGATTCTTGATAAACGACGATTGTCCATCAGATAATATTTAAAAGTATCTTTTCCTGCGAACATTTTTGAAAAAGAATCTTTAATGTGATCTATGTCTTTTTCTGCTTCAGGATAAAAATAGAAATGAACTTCTTGATAACGATCACTTCTCGATTCTAATTGTAATTCATTAATCATATCCTGCAAATACTTTAAAGAATCATCTGTAACATGCTCAAAACAAAACAGGGCCTTTATATCAACCTTTGTTGTAATGCCTTGGTTAGTTACACTTTTAATATAGGATGTCAAGATGTAGTCGGAAAATAAATATGTTGGTGTGACTACAGGTGAACGATCCCAGGTAGAACCACCAATGGATGGATATATAATGCCAAAGCTATTTTCAATACTGTTTTGCTTAATTTTCGCAATTTCAGCATTAAAAGAATACCATTTTTCAAGCCTACTATTATCTGCAAGATAAATCATTAGAGGATGGCGACGTCTTGGAACCTTAATTTGGGAAATGCTTTTTAACGCACGTTCCATCTCGTATATGTTATCACTCGAATTATATAATAAAATCCCACCGATTAAAGTATATTCTTCTAAATATGTAGTTAAAGCAGGAGATGTTGAAGCACACTCAATAGTATTACACAATTCCTCAACCCATAATGACAAATTACTCGGAATAAAGTTAGACCATTCGCGATGTTTGCATTCTATAATAAAAGCCTCTTGGCGTTTAGTGAAAGGATTATAATATCCTGCTAATATATCTACACCATGCGTTTTTTTGTCAGAAGATTTTGCATTTTTATGTGCAGCTCTTATACAATCAATTTGAACATCTTGAGCTAAAATCTTCCATTGCAAATGCTCGAAAATAGAATTTCCATAGTGCTCTAATTTTTTTCCAATTCTTTGACTAAGTTCGCCCATTAATGTTCACCTCCATTTAGCAAGATTTGATGGAGAAACAATATTTCTTCATCGTCCATCGAGGAACGAGACTTATAAACGGTAACTCGCCCCTTTGCTGTAATCCGGAGTTTAATTGAACTATTATCACAGTAAAGAATAATAGTCATACTTGAAATTTTATCATTATATTTCTGTAGGATAGAAAAAGCATCTCCATACGATGAAAGATCCACAGTAAAGTTGCCAACAATATCCTCCGTAAAGAGAAAATCTTGAAAGCAGACTTTAGAGACTTTTAATTTATAACCTTTCAATTTTTCTAATAGAGTGTCAATCGTAACTTCGACACTATTAATGGAAATAGGCGCTAACAAATTTGATAGCTCAAATACTAATTTGTTTGCCGAAGTTTTGTTTCCCCAAATTTCCAAAAAACCATCCGTAATGCTGAAAGAAATAACATTTGCTTTAGGAACAATACGATATTCAAAAACTCTCTGCTCAGGGTTATAATAAGATTCTTGAGCATTTTGGACAATGACATATTCGCCCAGTAGTTCATTGGCACTAATCATTTCCAAATTAAAATAGGTATTTTCATCTTCTGGATAACCTTTCAAGCGTGAATATATTGATTCTACATTGATTTCTGCTGGTGAACGCAATTCATATATAAAAATACTGCTGGAAGCCATCGAGTTACCTCCTTTAAAAATGTTATCAGAATCTACAATTAATTTAATTATACGACTATATAGAAAAGTTATCAATGTCATAGTAGGCAAAAGTTGTCATCAAAATGAAAAAGGAAGGGCGACAGGCAAAACCTGCCGCCCTCGTCTTACTTTGCCACCAGCTCGGAAAGCTCCCGCAACACCTTTGACACCTCGCCCCACAGCTTTTCATAGTCCCGCTTCAATCCGTCGATTTCCTCCGGGTACACGCCATAGGTGTGTGCGTGTACGGCGACCTGATTGAGATTGTTGGAACAGCGCCGTTGCAGAGAGATCAGCTCTTTTACGGGCGTAAGGTCGATGTGCAGGATATACCCGTTCAGAGCCATTTTCCGTACATAAGCCCCGGCGTTGGAAATGCCCGCCTCGGTCATCCGCTCATGGATGGCCGCCAGCTCGTCCGGCGTTACCATAACGTGCAGATGGACATTCCGCTTGCGGTTCTCCATCAGCGTTCCAGCTCCCGGCCTTTCCGGCGCTCTTTGGGCTCCTTTACCTTGTCCAGCGGCTTTGCGTCCAGCTCCGGGGGCGTGGGTGGGATGGGCGTATTGTTGGGTACGCCGTCGATCATGTTGCAGTTCTGCTCCGTGGAGAGCTCGGCGGTTTTCAGATAGTTGTCTTTTTCATGCATGGCGATCCTCCTTTATCGTTCCTCATGGTTTTTATGGCTCCGCTTCTGGCCGGGTTCCTTCGGGGGTTCCTGCCCTCTGGTTCCGTCTTTGAGCCGGGCGGTAATGGATGGGCGCACCCGGTCAGGATTGCCCGGTGCTGGTTTCAGCTCGTAGTCCTCTATCTGCTTTTCGGTCAGCGGCTTTGCATAGGTCAGTTCGCCCCATGCCATCAGCCTGCCGTCTGCCACAGGACGCCGCCTGTCATTGTCGTAGTTGACGATGGAAAGAGGCTGGTTATCCGGCGGCTTCGGGTAGGTGCCTATGTCCACGGGCCGCTGGGTGGAATAATAGCGGTAAACGCCCTCCGGTCCCAGCTCCGTATTTTTGACTGCCGCATGATAAAGCTGCTGATAGTCGTCCACCCGGCGGTCAAAGTCCCTCTGCGCCCACGCCTGACTGTTTCCATAGCGGCCCCAGTAGTAATCCCGATGGCCGTTTTCCCCCTCGGTAAACTGCCAGGTCACAAAGGGGCTCGGCGCTCCCGGATTATGCCCCAGCGCAAAGCCGTGTCCGGTTTCAAAGGTGGCAGCTTTCAAAATCACATATCCTTGTACTGTCTCCAAGAGATCCCTCCTTTCTGTGCCTCGGGTCAACATGACCCGAAGTGCTGGATGTTACGAAATAAGAGGGCAGACCGGGGAGAAATGTAATAAGATATTCCCACCCCGGAAACACCCTCAAAAAAGCCCGGAATGTCAAGCCTTTGGAGGCGGCAAATCGTAACAGCCGCCCGGCCTTTTCTCCCGCATTTTCCTCATGCGTTCCCGGCTTTTCCGACGGTTTCCTTCGGCCTTGCAGACGTCGGAGCAGTAGGCTTGACGCCCCTCGGGCAAAAACGCCTTTCCGCAGACCGCACAGGCCCGCAGTTCCGGGGAGATGCCTTCCGTTGTCAGCGCCGCTTGAAGCTCCGGGTCAAGGGGCAGGACAGCCTCACGGAAGTAACGGCAGTACGCCCCTGTCCAGCACTTGTGCAGCATATAACAGGCACAGTCCAGAGGAAGGCACAGGCCGCTTTCCCTGTCATAGTTGGCACACATCCCCGTGACCAGAGAACGGATTTTCTTCTTCTCGTCACGGGTCAGCTCCCGGGCGTCCATTTAAGACTTCGGGCCACGATGGCCCGAAGGGCGGGGCTCCACGATCAGCGCCCGGAACTTCTTCCGGCACTGTTTTTTCTTTCCTTTGCACTCCTTGTAGTAACGGCATCCCTTACAAGGGTTGTCATTGTC